TATCTTATTTAAAATCATGGCCATTAGATACTGCATCTTGTAGGCTTGACAAAATCAGTTCAAAGTTTTATATAAACCTTTGGAAAGAAAAACATAAAACAAATGTTATGAAAGAAATATTAAAACAGATGAAAGCGACAAAATGGAAAAGGAACTAATAAAATTATTATTAAAAAAAGATTTTTATAATAAAAATAAAAGAAAACTAACAAAAGAGTTTTTTACAAATGGTACGGGAGATTTGTATGAAACAATTAGACGTGCTCATGAAGACTCTGAAAAAGATTTAAGTATTAATGAAGTATCAACACTTCATATGGAGGTGTATAATCCTGCACCAACAAGAGCAAAGAAAGAAAACTTTGATGAGCTTGTACATGAGATAAAAGGATTAGAATTACCTAGTGAAAAGATAGCAAACAATATTCTTCGTTCTTTATTTAAAAGACGTATTGCACAAAACATAGCACAGTTAGCTACTAACATTTATAATGGTGATGATTTAGATTTTTCTGAAATAAAAAAACATTTAGAAACATCCTTCGATGATGATGAGGGTGATGAGTATGAATATGTTACAAACAACATTGATAACTTAATAGATAAATTAAAAGATAATACAAAATGGAAGTTTAATTTAGCACCTTTAAAAGAGGCTGTGCATGGTATTGGAGAGGGTAATCTTGTTATTGTATTTGCTAGACCAGAAGCAGGTAAGACAGCGTTTTGGGTAAATTTAGTCGCAGGAATTGACGGATTTGCCGCCCAAGGTGCAAAAGTATGTGCACTTATCAATGAAGAGCCTGCAATTAGGACACAAATGAGACTAATAAATGCTCATACAGGTCTTACAATGGATGAAATTAGAGCAGATGTAGATGAGGCTAATGTAAAATGGGCCGAAGTAAGACAAAATATTCGTATATTAGATACTGTTGATTGGTCACTTGATGATGTAGATGATTTTGTACAAAAAGAAAAACCAGATATATTAATTATAGACCAATTAGATAAGGTAGGTGTAACAGGTAATTTTGCACGAACTGATGAGAAACTTCGTGCTATTTATACAGGTGCAAGAGAAGTTGCAAAGAGAAATGATTGCTGTGTTATTGCTATATCACAAGCATCAGCAGATGGGCAAGGTAAGTTTGATTTAACATTTGATATGATGGAAGGTAGTAAGACAGGTAAAGCCGCAGAGGCAGATGTTATCATAGGTGTAGGTCACCGAGATAAAATGGATACAGATGAAAGGGTAAGAAGTTTGGCTATAAGTAAAAATAAAATAACAGGTTGGCATGGTTTAAAGAATTGTATCATCATACCAGAACTATCGAGGTATGCAGAATGATTAGTACATTTGATGTTGAAACAAGTTTTCAAATAACAGAAGAGGGTAAGTTAGACCCATCACCAAAGAATCCAGATAACTTTTTAGTATCTCTTGGTATCAATGATGAGTATGTATTTTTTAAACATAGAGATTTTAAAGGTATACCAAATAGAAAAATAATACAAGATATACTAGATAAGACTACATTACTTGTTGGTCATAATATTAAATTTGATTTGTTATGGTTATGGGAAGTAGGATTTACATATACTGGTAGAGTGTATGATACTATGATAGGAGAGTATGTAATGAACAAAGGTATTAAAAGACCTTTATCATTAAAAGCATGTTGTCAATTTAGAGGTGTTATACAAAAATCTGATTTAACAGAACAGTATATGAAAGATAAAGTATCTTTTCAGTACATACCTATTAACATTGTTGAAGAGTATGGTAGGCTAGACGTTAAGGCTACAAGGTCTTTATTTGATGCACAGATGATACAATTTAAAAAACCACAGCATGCACATCTTGTTAAGACTTTACAAAACATGTGTCATTTTTTAGTTGTACTTACTAAGATGGAAAAGAATGGTATCTATATTGATACTGATGCCCTAGCTACTGTTGAAAGAGATTTTCAAGAAGAGTATGATAAACTTCGTGTAGAGATAGATGAGATTATTTATACTCGTATGGGAGATACAAAAATAAATCCTGCAAGTACAGAGCAATTATCATGGTTAGTGTATGGTGTAAAAGTAAAAGACAAAAAAGAATGGGCACGCATATTTAATTTAGGTGTTGACCCTACAACTAAAAGACAAAAGAGAAGACCTAAGTTTACTAATACACAACTCAAACAATTATTTGCTAGACATTTAGAGCCTGTGCAAAAAACAAAAGCACATCAATGCCCTTCTTGTAAAGGTAAAGGTGTAGTTCAAAAAATAAAAGTAAATGGAGACCCTTATAAAAATTTAAGTAAGTGTGTTGATTGTCAAGCTCAAGGATTTATTTATAAAGACTTAGATGATAAGGCAGGATTTACTGCTTTTCCAGATTCTGTTATGGATGTGGCAGAGGGTGGATTTAAAACAGATAAGATTACACTTGTAAAAATGGCTAAACGAGGTGACCAATTCTTAAAAGTATTTGTTGAAAAGATTACTAGGTACAGTGCTTTAGAATCATATTTAAACACTTTTGTTGATGGTATAAAACGTCATACAACAAAGAAAGGATTTTTGTATCCTAGTTTTATGCAAACTGTAACAGCAACTGGCAGGCTCTCTAGTCGTAATCCTAACTTCCAAAATCAACCAAGAGGTAATACATTTCCTATTAGAAAAGTTATAGCTTCAAGGTTTGAGGGAGGTAGGATTATGGAGATAGACTTTGCTCAGTTAGAATTTAGAACTGCTGTGTTTCTTGCACAAGATAAACAAGGCATTGAAGATATTAAAAATGGTGTTGATGTTCATCAATACACTGCTGATATTATTGGGTGTTCAAGACAAGAAGCAAAAGCACATACATTTAAACCTTTGTATGGTGGTATGTCTGGTACAGAAAATGAAAAGAAATATTATACAGCTTTTCTAAAAAAATATCCAGATATAAAAAAATGGCATGAAAAATTACAAGACGAAGCCATACGAAGAAAAGTTATTACACTACCCACAGGAAGACAGTATGCTTTTCCAAAAGCAGAACGCATGCCTTGGGGTGGTTCTAGTTTCTCTACACAGATAAAAAATTATCCTGTGCAGGGATTTGCCACGGCCGATATTGTTCCTCTTGCTTGTATCAATATACAACAACTTCTCGAAGAGAACAATACCAAGAGCCTACTTGTCAATACAGTACACGATTCTATTGTGGCTGATGTATTCCCCGGTGAGGATGAAATTGTCGCTGAGTCCTTACGCAGTGGTTGTTTAGGGGTAGTACAGAAAATGAAAGATATGTATGATATTGACTTCAATGTTCCTATGGATGTTGAGATAAAAGTAGGCTCTAATTGGTTAGAAACTAAAGTTTATGCTTGACAATACTGTTAGAAATGCTACTATTATAATTAAATTAACCATGGAGGTAATATGGTAAATGACTTAAAAGCATTTGAATCTCTTAGTAAAGAGGAGATAATGCGAATGACTGGGCAGGATGATGGCTCTGTAATTAGTACAGGAACTCTGTCTCGGTTAACAATAAACAGGTCTGCAGAGGATGATGATGGAAATCAATTATCCGCAGGTGTTTATACTGTATATGATTCTGGAATAGAATCTAAAGTATATAGTATTAAAGATAAACCTATTCAGTTTAGACCTTTTATAAATGCCTATCAATACATGGAATATGACTCTGATAATAATCAGTACTCATGTTCTTCTGTTATATTTAAATCATGGAAGGAGGAACCTATTGATACTAATGGGGGAGTCAGATGTGGTAAAGTAATAGGTAAAGATAAAGAACAACTTACACAAGGTGAAATAGATGCTCAACGTAATATTAAATGTTATCGTTTAGTATATGGTTTAGTATCAATGGATGCTACAACAGCTACAGGAGATTCAACTCATGTTGATTCAATGCCTGTATTATTTCGTGTAACAGGTTCTAATTTTACACCAATAGGTGAGGCACTAAAAAGTCTCAAAGGTAGAGATAGCTTAATGCAAAATCACTTATTAAACTTAACAACGAAACGTAAAAAGGCAGGTAGTAATGTGTACTACGTCTCTAACGTTTCAGTAGATAGTAAGGAAGTTGAATTTACTAAGAAAGACCTAGAACATATGGATATGTTTAGTGCTTTAATAGAAGAAGAAAACTCTCGAGTATCTGAAAAATATCAAAAAGCACATAGCAATAAGGAACAAGATGCGGCATCTGCCAAGGTTATAAACCAAATGGCTGATGACCCCGAAATGGTGTTAGCCTCATAGTGTCTACTATTCTTAACAGAGTGCAATTATTTTTAACGGAGGCCAATAAGGCCTCTGTTCCTATTTCTAGCACTATAATAAATGAATTTGGAGAGGCATGTAAAGCCGCATTTAAAAAACAATTTACTGAGGAGAGAGAAACAAAATTTAAACCACGCATGAGTAGTATTGGAAAGCCTCTATGCCAATTACAAATGGAAAAAAGTGGTGCAGTAGCAGAGACACCTTCATATCAATCTAAAATGAAATTTATATTTGGAGATTTAGTAGAGGCACTAGCAGTGGCTATATTAAAATCATCTGGTATAAAAATAGATGACTTTCAAAAGAAAGTATCTCATACATTTGATAAAGATAAAATTAATGGTACATATGATGCTAAAATATTAGGTAAAGTTTGGGATATAAAAAGTGCATCCCCTTATTCATTTAAATACAAATTTTCAGAAGGCTTTGATGCTATATTAAAAGATGATATATTTGGGTATGTATCACAAGGTTATTTATACTCAGAAGCAGAGGGAGTTGATTTTGGGGGATGGATTGCTATTGATAAATCATCTGGAGAATGGGCTGTAGTTGAGACCCCTATTAATGATGCAAAACATGCAAAAGAAGCCTTAGAAAAAGCAAAAAGTAATCTTAAAGCATTGAATAATGATGAGCCATTTAAAAGACAATTTGAAGATATACAAGAAACTTTTAATGGTAAACCTACAGGTAATAAAATTCTTGGTAAAGAATGTTCTTTTTGTTCATACAAAAAAACATGTTGGGAAAATCTTCAGCATTTGCCACAACAACAATCAAAGGCTATAAGCCCAAAGTATCTTTGGTATACAGAGATAACTAATCCAAAAGAGGAACATGTCGACAGTTAGAAGTAGAAAAGCTAAAGGTAGAAGATTACAAAACTGGGTAAGAGATACATTATTATCTATATTTACTTCATTAGATGATAATGATATAAGCTGTGCTATTATGGGGGAAACAGGGGAGGATATTAAGTTATCCAACCCTGCTAAAAAATTAATACCTTATTCTTTTGAATGTAAAAACAAAGAAACATTTAAAGGTATATATGATATTGTTGCTCAAGCACAAAGCAATTCAAAGGCAACGGATGTGCCAGTTGCTATAATTAAAATGAATAAGTTTCAGCCACTTGCTATCGTTGATGCTACACATTTTTTAAAACTGATAGGAAAACAAAATGGCTAAAGAAAATGGTATTGATACACAAAATAGTATTACAATATCTATATATCCTTCTGATGATGGATTTGGATGTTCTGTTGCAGAACCTCAATATGCTCCTTTAACTAAATCATTTAGCATTGCTTTGACGATAGCACATGGTATGGTTAAAATGGCATTAGAAAGGCCCGATATTGTATTTGATGAAGGCGTAGACGCTCTAGCAAACCCCGTAGAAAGTGATGCTGTGGTTAGTATTAATGATATGGTAAAAAAGGTAAAGTTACATTAATGGAAACACAGATAAAAGAAAATAAAAGTAATAATATTAAACAACTAAAAGAGAGCGATTTCTCTGTAACTAAATTTTCTAAAGACTTATCATATGGTAAGAAACATGAAAAACTTGTCATGAAATCTATGGAAAACTTTGAATTAAAAACAGATAGAATGGCTCATAAAACAGGCAATGTATATGTAGAGTTTCAATCACGAGGTAAAGATAGTGGTATTACTACAAGCAAATCAGATACATGGATATTTAAAATAGTTAGTAAAGGAGATAGGCATTTATTTTCTGTACATATTCCCTTGACAAGATTAAAAAAATTAGTTAGTAAAGATTATAGAGTTGTGCCGGGTGGGGATAACTTAACATCAAAAGGATATTTAGTTCCTATTACTGATTTAATAAAAATATGACAGTTGAATTTTGGCAATGGTGGATTTTAATTATGGTAACAATAAACACTTGCATAAATACTATTGTATTTTTTGTTGGTAGAAAATTTAAGAAGAAAAAGAAATGAAGACAAAAGAATTTTTATCTGAGGCTATTAGATTATCTGGTACAGATAGACAAAAGGATTATGGTGATAAAACTGAGAACCATAATAATATAGCTAGGCTATGGTCAGCCTATCTAAATACAAAAATAGAAGCTCATGATGTTGCATTAATGATGGCACTATTAAAAATGGCTCGTACTAAACTTGGGGCAGTTAGTAAAGATACTTATATTGATATGTCAGCTTATAGTGCAATAGCAGGTGAGATTAAATTTGGAGGAAAGTGATGACAAACTACATCATAACAGAAGAGCAGTTGCAGGTTATAATGAAATATATGTTCACTAAACCATATAATGAAGTTGCTCAAGGAATTGCAGTATTAAGTAAATTGCCAAAATTAGACCCTAAAATAAATCCTAATTTTGTGCAAGATGATGCAAAAAAAAATGACACCAAGAACTAAAGAGGCTATCCTATTTAGCACTGTGGTGTCAATAAATAATAACGGTAATTTAATTACAAGGCATGAGTCATTGCCTACTAAAGAAGTTCTAAAAGAACTTGGTGATGACTATTATGCTCATCTAGTGTCTGCTATAGTAAATCACTGTAAAGCAGACTCACATCATTTTGATGATGCTTTACGCAATTTGTTGAGGAGCATTTGACATTAATCCTTGCTGTTGCTCTTCTATACTTCCTATTGGTGACATGTTATTTTGAGCCATTGCATTTGACATTGGTGTTGGTACAGCAATAGGCTGTGCAATCTCATCTACTACAGCCGCAGGTGCTTTTGGAGCATTTGCTGTTTGTGTTTGTAAAGGAGTTTGTGGCACTCTTTCTCTTTCTGACATTAACGAATTTGTCATAGGTGTAGCTTTTGTATTAGTTATACCTGCCATACTTCCATATTCTTCTACTAATTGATTAAAATTAACATCCCGCATAGACTTTAACAAATCAGCAATAAGCATTGGTCTTGTAACATTACCATCCATTGGAGTTGTTGGTTGCATCCTAACGGATTCATTCTGTAATTGTGATGTTAAAGATTGTGTAGTTGGTAATGCCATTTAACCTCCTAATGGATTTTTACTTTGTAGTTTTATTTCATCTATTTGTGCATCTTGCACTTCATTTTCTTTTTTAACAATAGCTACATCTTTACTTAGCTGTTCAATATCTTCTTCTAATTCCCAACCATATTCTTCTAACATTTGAAGCTGTTCAAGAAGAGGTTTTAAATTAGCAGGTTCTGGTAACATAGCTATCTGTTCTCTAATTTTACCTATCTCTTTAAATACTAAAGTTAAATCAGTAGGTTTAATTTGTTCTTCTACTTTTGCAATTCTATCAATCAAATCAACTTTGTATTCATTAGCATATAGTAAAGCACTATCTATTTTTAAATTAAGTTCTTTATCTTTTTCTTTTAGTGGGCTTAAATTAACTGCAGGTGTAGATTCTATTGCATCAAGACGTGAGTTAAACTGGCCCCATGTGTAAAAGCCCCCACCTATTGCTCCAATTACGCCTAAAAGTGCCGCATATGTGCTTAGTTTATCCATTATCTTCATTAGTTTTTCTCCTGTTGTAGTCTTAAAATGTCCTCTATTTGTTCTATGTCTTCATATATAGATTGTTGAAAATCTTTATTATTATCAATAAAATTAGCAGTGTAGTATGTTCGTAAATACTCTTTTGCTCTTTCACTATCGTGATATTTTATATCCATAAATCTAGTTAAAATTTCTTCGTATTCATTTGCTAAATATTTGTCGTTATATTTTGCTAATATACGTTCTTGATTTTTTTTAATAGCTTTATTTAAAAGAGGATTTTCATCAAAAGCTTTATGTCTAAATTCGTGTAACGCTGTTTCCACTCCATCTGAAGTATTCCATGGTGCAGACATATATATAGCTTTATTTTTTTCTGTTAAACGTGGGCTATTTTTTATAATATCATTATATATTTCTTGATAAATTGGGTTATTACTATTTTTAAATGTACTTAAATCACTAGTGTATAAACCTCTAGCACTTAAATTATTATTTTGTCTTTGTACTACGCTTTTTACATCATAGGCAGAGTTAGCAATGGGGTCTATTTCTTTTTTATCAAATAATTCTTGTAAAAATTGATTGTTTCTTTCATCTGCTAATGGTTGTGGCCCACTTGCATCAGCTAATTGAATAGGAGCTAATGCTTTTTCTGTTTGTGTATTTATATCATCCGCCATTCTTTATTGCCTGTAATTCTAATTTAAGTTTATTAGTTTTATTTCTTGCTTCTAGTAGTTGTACTCTATGTACTTCTACTGGGTCATTTTGAGAATATTTTGCAAGGGTAACATTCCCATAAATCTCTTTGTTGTAGACGCTTAAATCTACTTGATTAAATAAATCTAAGTTTTGATTATTATATATATCTTTTGATTTATAAAATTGAGTTTTATTATAAGCGTCTAATGTATTATTCTTAAAAAATATATCTTCTTTTGTTAAGTTTTGAGTTGTTTCTTTTGTAACTTTAGCTATTTGTTTTGCTATAGCTTTTAAATTCTTTTTTAATTTGCTTTCTACTTTTGCAACATCTGTAACAGCCCCGTCTTTGGAGTCCACTTCTCCTCCGTCTTCCGGTTGTACACTGTCTTCTTCTCCACTATCTTCTGACTGTACTTCGGAGTCCTCAGTGCTTTCGCTACTGGGTTCGTCTTCTTCTGGGCTTGATTCTTCTGTTGATTCATTGTTTGCTATTTCTTTTTCTTCTTCTATTGGTTCTGCTTCAGTAGATTTAGGCTCTTCCATTGCCTCTTCTTTTTCTTCAATAACCTCTGGTACGCTTTCTTCGTTAGTTGCGACTTCTTCCATCGGTTCCTCAAACTCTTCAAAAGATTCTTCAGTAAGTTCGTCATTGAACTCCTCCTCAGTTATCTCTTCAAAAAACTCTTCGGCTGTTATACCTTCATCCTCAAGAAACTCCATGAACTCTTCTTCCATGCCTGTCTCTTCTAAAAAATCTGTAAAGTCTTCTTCAAATTCCTCTGTAAATACTTCCTCTACCATCATTGGTGGAGGCTCCATTGTAAAATCACTTTCAAAAAATACCTCTTCTATTTCTGGTATTTCTTCCATATC